TGAAGTGGTAGAAGAATAATATGTCTAGCATAGTATTTGATATCAACGAGTTTAGACTTAAATATCAAATATTTGATACTATATCTGATGATGTTGTATTGAGAGCATTCGATAGTGCAGAAATGTTTATATCAAATAATACAAGTTGTTATTTGACTGAGAGTAGGCTTAAATATGTTTTATATCTAATGACTGCACATATATTACAGATTGGAATTGATAACGCGTCTAATGGCGGTGGTAGTGCGGGTATTGTATCTAGTACTAGTATTGATAAGATATCTGTATCTTTTGAAGCTAGGATAAACAAAACAGCATTTCAATATTTTTTAAATAAGACTATTTATGGTGAAGAGATTTTAGCATTATTTAGTCTTTGGTCTGCGGGTGGTTATTATATCGGCGGATCAAATGCAACACTTGGTTTTAAAAGATAATGAAAATAAATAAGAAAACAGGTATTGACATTGAGAAAATGGCTAAGAATTTAGCCAATATGAAAGTGCAAGTTGGTTTTCTTTCAAGTGCTAAGTATGAAGATGGCAAAAGCGTTGCTCAAGTTGCAATGTCCAATGAATATGGAGTTCCACAAAAAAGACAACCTCCACGACCATTTATGAGGCAGGCATTAAAAAAGTCTGGGGAATGGAAGAAGACTTTTGATTTTATGGTTCAAAAGGATTTTGCTCGTGGGGGCGATTTTAAGACCTCATTTAATACTTTGGGGTTGGTTGTTAAAGGCGACATTAAAACATCAATAAAAGAGCTAACATCTCCAGCATTAGCACAGTCAACTATTGACAAAAAGGGATTTTCTAAACCTCTTATAGATACTGGTTATATGTTAGATTCTGTTAATTATGAGGTGTCGAAATGATCGGAAATTTATATAAAATAGCCTCTAATGCTATAGGAAATTCTTTAGGTAGAGATACTATATATCATAAAAAGTTTATCGGAAATACTACTAATGATGTTGGTATGTTAATACCTTCTTACGCAGATTCAGTGCAGATATCTGGAAGCTTCCAAGTTGTATCTTCAAGTTTGTATGCACAGCGTGGTCTTGATATTAACAAGCATTACAGAATTTTATATACTGATACGGCTATTACAGAAATAGACAATAATACATCGAGCGATCGGATATTGTACGGTAATGATACTTACCAAGTACTAGATAAAGAAGATTGGTATGTTTATAACGGTTGGAGTGGCGTGCTTTGTGTTAGATTATGATATAGTAAGAATTATAAGACCTATAATTATAAATGGCTTAACATCTCTTAATATTGATGCTAATGTGCTTCTTAATTATCAACCAACCAAACAAGGTATAAACGAAAATACCGTTTATTTCTTTAATGTTGGCGATAATGATATTGGGTATATGGGTAGACACTCAACATATGATAAAGACCAAGATAAATTAATATATAAAGAGTTGCAAGTATCTGAAACAACATTTCAAGTAAACACAATATTAAAGCAAGATATAGAAAATCTTACTATAACGGCAAAAGACTTATGCAAATATGTTAAAATGATATTGCAAAGTACAGAAACAATTAATATACTAAAAGAAAATAATTTAGAAATATTAAGAATAAGTAATATTGTTAATACGCCATTTATGAATAGCGAAGATAATTATCAATATAACCCTAGTTTTGATTTTGTTATTATACATACTCAAGAATTAGAATATAATATAAATAAAATAGATAAAATTAACCAAACAGTAAACGAGGTTTAAAATGGCAATTAATTTCATAAAATATGTTGATATAACATCGGGAGTTGGTGCTGGTGATTCTGTAGCACGAGTAGAGCCAATTCTTAGAATTATAAGTAGCAACGCATTAATACCAACTAGCACAGTTGTAGAGTTTGATTCTCCTACTGAGGTCGGTTTATATTTTGGTACTAGTTCAGAAGAATATAAAAGAGCTTCTTTTTATTTTGGTTTTGTATCTAAGAGAATCACATCACCAAATAAAACTAGTTTTTACAAGTATAACTCGACAGATTCTAATGCTTTAATTTATGGCGGCAAAACTCAAAAAGTATTAACTGATTTTACTGCTATTTCTGATGCTACATTTAATCTAGAGATAGGTGGAGTTACTCACTTAATTACTACTGATTTAACATCTGCTGCTAGTTTAGCTGATGTGGCATTATTAATACAAACACAGATACAACTACAAGCAGATACACAATTTGCAACTGCTACAGTATCATACAATGCTACTAGAAGTTCTTTTGACTTGGTAAGTGGTGATGCTGTAACTGCTACAATTAGCGTATCATCATCTTTATCTGGTACTGATATTACTAGCTTGCTGGAATGGAACGCTTCAGCTATATTCTCTGATGGATTAAACGAAAAAACAATAACAGAAACACTTGATAATACTGTTAATATAAGCTCTAATTTTGTTACATTCTTATTTACTAATACATTTACTATTGATACTAAATTAGAAGTTGCTCAATGGTCTAAATTACAAAATAATAGATATCTATATTTAACTTCTACAAGCTATGATGATGCACAAGCTCATTATGACGCCTTAAATATATATGGCGGTGTGGATGTTATTTTAGCTTCTAGTGTAGCTAATGAGTACCATGAAATGATTCCTGCTTGTATTGCTGCATCAACTGATTATTCAAAAGCTAACTCAGTTAAGAATTATATGTATCAGCAAGCTAGTCTAACTCCGTCTGTTACAGAGACTGCAAAGTCTGATGTATTAGATAGCTTAAGAATAAATTACTATGGCCAAACTCAAACAGCAGGTCAAAATATATCTTTCTACCAAAGAGGTAATTTGATGGGTCTTGCTGTTGATCCTAGCTATGAAAATATATTCGTAAATGAAGCTTGGTTCAAAGGTGCGTGCGGTTCAGCTCTAATTGAGCTACAACTAGCATTAGAGCAAATAGCTTGGAATGCTAGCGGATCTGGTCAAATATCATTAACACTACAAAATGTTATCGAAGAAGCTTTAAGTAATGGTGTTATATCTGTAGGCAAGCCGTTAACTAACACTCAAAAGTTATATATCGGTCAAATATCTAATGATGATAATGCTTATAGAAATGTTGAAGAGCAGGGTTTTTGGCTAAATGTTGAGCTTACATCTGAAACAGTTGACGGTGTTGTGGAATACTTAGCTAATTACACAATTATATATAGTAAATCAGATTCTATAAATAAAATTACTGGTTCACACATACTAATTTAATATAAGGAAGATATAAAATGGCAGATATTTCGGGTAATGGCGTTACAATGATTGTCGCAGGAAGCAAGACTTTTCCTGTAGGCTTTCCAATCACTCAACTTGCGGATGATGTAGACCCTATTGATTTCGCAGATCTAAAATTAACAGAGACAGCGATGGGGGTTAATGGCGACATGGTGTCATGGACTACTCCTCAACCAATAGAGTTTACTGTTGCTGTAGTTCCAAATGGTGTTGATGATATAGCTTTAAGTGTATTACATGAAGCAAATAGAGGTGCTACAGGCAAAGCATCTGCTAAAGATAGTATTACTGTAACTATTATATATCCTAATCTAAGACCAATTGTTCTTAGAAATGGTGTTATACTAACTGGTAGTGCTGGACTTTCTATTGCAAGTAGTGGAAGAATTAAATCAAAGAGTTATACTTTTAGATTTGAAAATAAAGTAGGTTAATTATAATATTTAAAAAGGACAAATAAAATGCTAATAAAACCTAAATTAATAGAGATAACTAATATCGATGGCAACATTTTAAAATTCAATATTAGCCGTTTGCCTGCAATTGTTGGCAGAGAGATTTTGGCTGGATATCCGTCTTCTTTAATCCCAAAAGTTGGCGAGTATAAAGTCAATGAAGCTTTAATGATTAAATTGATGAGTTATGTAGAGGGGTTTAATGGCAACGATGAACCAATAGCATTAAATAGTTATCATGTTATAAACTCATATGTTACAGATACTACTACGCTAATGTTAATAGAGCTAGAAATGTTTAAATACAATTTCCCATTTTTAAAGTTTGAAAAAAGCAGAGGGTTTTTATCTTCTTTTGTAAGCAAAATGAAAGATGATAGTTTTGTTGATAGTTGTGTCAATAAGTTTAAAATTG